TGGAGGTTGCGGTGGATCGGGAATAGGCGGTGGTGGTGGAGCTGGTGGATTTAGAACGGCGTCGGGAGTGTCTGTTATTGGCGTAAGTTCTTTGTCTATCACGGTTGGCGCTGGCGGTAACGGTATGCCCAACACCAGTACAACAAGTACAAAAGGTGGCGACTCATCTATTTTAGGAACAGGTTTTACGACAATTACGTCTGCTGGCGGTGGTAACGCATACGGGCAGTCTTATCTCTTCCCATCGGTTCCCGCAGCAGTCGCCGGTGGATCAGGTGCCGGAGGTAATCGAAACAACAGCCCTGGAGCGGCCGGAAACACGCCGAGTACATCACCCTCGCAAGGAAACAGTGGCGGCAGTGGCTCAGGCAGCGCAGATGGATATGGCGGTGGTGGTGGTGGCCGGGCTGGCGGGGCTGGTGTAAGTGGAACTGGTACATCGGCTGGTAATGGCGGGGCTGGAAGCACAGCTAGCTCTGCTTTAGGTGGCGGCACTTATGCTGGTGGGGGCGGTGGTGGAGTTGACTTGACTAGAACAGCCGGTACAGGTGGGTCAAGTATTGGAGGTAATGGAACAAATACGTCGTCTGGCAGCAATGCAACGTCTGGGGCAACCAACACAGGTTCTGGAGGCGGCGGAACAGGGGGTACTGGTCCTGGTGGCAACGGCGCGTCTGGGGTTGTCATCGTTGCATACCCCTCCTCTTTCGCGGCAGCAGCGTCAACAACAGGCTCTCCTACCGTCACGGTTTCTGGCGGTTATCGCCGCTATACATGGACCGGCAACGGCTCCATTACATTCTGAGGTTGATATGGCCCACTTCGCAAAGCTAGATCAGAACAACGTGGTGCTTGAAGTTCACGTTGTTCACAACAACGAGTTGCTGGATCAAAACGGTCAAGAGCAAGAATGGAAAGGCGTTTGGTTCTTGCAAAACTGGTCAGGCGGCTACCCGTATTGGAAGCAAACGAGTTACAACGGCAACTTCCGCAAAAACTACGCAGGCATCGGTTACACCTACGATCCTCAGCGTGACGCTTTTATCCCACCAAAACCCACACCAGACGCAGTATTAGACGAAGCAACTTGCCAGTGGATTGTTCCTAGCATGACTGGCGCGGATTCTATAGGCGCGGATTCAGTGATTTCTATGTAACCATATGACATGTTTGGCAATTCAGCATTCTCTGAAGTACCATTCTCAGCCCTACCAGCAGCGGGTGGTGCAGGGACTGCTGCACTTACAGGTGTTGCAGCGGCAGGAAGTGTTGGTACCGTTGCCGTTACGATTGAGGTTGCGCTTAATGGCGTAGCAGCATCTGGCGCGGTCGGTTCGGTTACTGCATCCGAATCCTTTGCACTAACAGGTGTATCAGCAGCAGGTAACGTAGGAACCGTTACCACATCAAGCACAGTCGCTCTATCGGGTGTATCTGCCGCAGGTCTAGTAGGCACGGCAGTAGCTGCGCCAAGTATTCCCATATCAGGGGTCTTGGCCTCTGGTGCAGTGGGGTCTATGGATACGCCATCAGGGTCCACACTCTCTGGCGTATTCGCAACGGGTAATGTCGGCACAGCGACAGTCACAACCTCTATTGGCCTATCTGGAGTTGCAGCATCCGGGGCGGTGGGTTCGGCATCAGCAGTTAGCAGCCCATCTATTTCAGGCGTATCAGGCACTGGGTCTGTTGGATCGGTAGGTATTGGCTACGGTATTACAGGTGTTACGGCTACTGGTAACACAGGTACGGTTACATCCAGTATTGATGTGGCGCTTACGGGTGTATCAGCCACAGGTGCGGTAGGTGACGTACAAAGACAAACCCAAGGTGCAGGTGTTCAGGCAGATGGCTCAGTAGGTACTGCAACTGCCAACATTACGGTATCTATTTCAGGCGTATCGGCATCGGGTGCGGTTGGTAATGTACAAACACAAGCCTTCCCGCTTACAAGCGTCAGCGCCGAAGGTCAGGTAGGAACGGTTACAAGTTCGCTAAGCATCCCAATCTCTGGTGTGGCAGCAGCAGGGGCTGTCGGAGATGTCGTTAATACGGTAATCTTAGGGGGCGTTTCTGCCACGGGTAACGTCGGCACGGTTGGATTTGGTGGTCTAACAGTAGCACTGTCAGGTGTAGCAGCAGAAGGTGAAGTTGGTACTTTCGCATTAAAGTATTGGACGCTGATTGACGATACGCAAGTAGCCAACTGGACGGATATTAACGATACGCAAAACGCCGGATGGGTCTTAATTAATACGGATTAAACATGAGTACTTATTCAACCAACCTCAAAGTTCAACTCATTGGTACCGGCGAAGAAAACGGTACATGGGGTACGGTCACTAACAACGCGTTCTCTAACGTCTTTGAACAGGCGATTGTCGGCTACGCGACAGTTAATTTTGCTTCGGACGCTAATACATCTCTCACGCTAGCAGACGGTAACTCCAGCCAAACATCACGTAACCTGTACTTAAACCTCACTTCGTCTACGTCGCTGTCCGCCACACGCAACCTCGTTATTCCTAACAACCAAACTGGCACCGGCCCCATACAGAAGCTGTACATCATTAAGAATGCAACAACGGGTTCTCAGTCCATACAAGTCATAGGCGCATCAGGTACGGGAATTACAATCCCCAACGGCGTGACCATGATGGTCTACAGCAACGGTACCAACGTTGTTGATGCTATAACGCACTTCACTTCGCTTACGCTCGGCTCTCCCCTGCCTACCGCTTCCGGCGGGACAGGTTCAACATCAACAACTTACGTCAACCTAACTTCTAACGTCACAGGAACACTTCCTGTAGCCAATGGTGGGTCTGGTGCTACGACAATCACAGGTGTTATTAAAGGCAATGGTACGTCTGCTTTTACTGCGGCAACAGCAGGAACTGATTTCGTATCCCCATCAGTTGCTACAACTTACTCAGCTCTTCAGACATTTAATGGGTCATCCTCTGCTTTAGCTGCGTTGTTTAAATCAACGTCTGAAGTTGTAACGGTATCTGCTACTGCTGCTACGGGGACGATTACGCTTGATGCCTTGACCCAGCCGGTGCTGTACTACACATCAAATTCTTCAGGCAACTGGACAATCAATGTGCGTGGATCGGGGTCGGCATCTTTTAACTCGGTAACTTCAACAGGTTCATCCACCACATTAGTCTTTATGGCGACTAATGGTTCAACGGCTTACTACCAAACCGGCTTTCAGATTGACGGTAGTTCAGTAACACCAGAATGGCAAAACGCTTCAACGCCAGCGGCTGGCAACACCAATTCTATTGATGTGTATACGTTTAATATTATTAAAACAGGCAGCGCCACATATACCGTGTTAGCTGCTCAGACTAGGTTTGCATAATGCCAAAGCTATCTTCATTTGCAGGGATGTCCGCTCGCGGGTTTGGTGAGTTTGGTACAACGCTATCGCTTGTCACAACGACGTTTACATCAAGTGGTTCATGGACTGCCCCTGCTGGGGTTACTAAGTTAACGGTGCTTAGTGGCCGTGGGTCTAACGGGCAAAGTGATTACTGGTCACCAACTTACGTAACAAGAGCACAAGTTAGTAGTGCTGGTTACCCAACAACCAATCCTGCTTATTTAGATTGGAGCGTACCTTATAACTATGCCGTAAGTGCAGCAAACAGTATTAATGCTAGCGGTACAGGCCCACGTACCGTATCTGTCCCAAATGAATATTATTGGGTGGTTAACAATGTTACTTCCGAGTGGGTTGGGAACCCGTTTGGGTCTGGAGGCTCTCAGTACGTACAAGGAAGCGCAACGGTAGTTCTTAGTCCGTCATCAATTCCAACTTCAGGAAATATTGACGGACCAACCCTTTTTCCTACGTATGGGATTGCTATTTTTTGGGTTCAGATTGATGTCTATTACACAGGGGCAGCAGGGACAGCAAGCTCTGGTTTTGGTCAGACATTCCCCGGCGGTGCAGCAAGCGGTGGTACTGCCCCTATTACAACATTCACCAACGTTACCGTAACTCCCGGAACAACATACAGTATTAGCATCCCCACAGATAGACCAGATCCATACGTAACCATTCAGTACTTGTTACCAGCATAATTAAGGACAGATCATGGCTTGGTCAGATGTTCTCAAGGCTGTCATCCCAATCGTAGTGGCTGCGCTGGCTTGGCTCTTAGGGCAGGTTGCATCTTTCTCTGAACGGCTCACGAAGATTGAAGGGCAGATGCCAGCTTTGATTACCAAAGAAGGTACGCCCACTGACAGCCCAATCAGCGCCGAACGACGCGCTATTCAGAAAGAGCAGTTGATGACACACATCAACGAACTACAGGTCAAAGTTCGTCTGTTAGAAGAGCGTGAGCGTATTGCCAAAGGAGGCAAGTAATGTTTGAACTTCTTGGTGGCGGTCTTTTAGGTTCTATCTTTGGCGGCATATTTAGGCTCGCCCCTGAAGTCTTAAAGTTCTTAGACAAGAAGAATGAGCGTCAACATGAATTGAGCATGTTCCAACTTCAGACCGACCTTGAGAAGATGCGGGGCGAGTTCAAGATGGAGGAGAAGTATGTTGACTACAGCATCCAGCAAATGGATACGATTAAGGAGGCATTTAAAGAACAGGCCCAGACCGCAAAAGAGGCTGGCTGGTTCGCTTCTTTTATCACTGCTGTTACCCGCCCCGGTCTTACTTGGATTGCTTTTGGCGTATACGTGGCTGTCAAAGCTGCTGGCCTGACGATTGCTTTTCAGACTAACGCTAACTGGGCAGAAGTGCTGACCAAGTCTTACGACGAAGATGACTTCGCCATGCTGAACATGATGTTAACGTTCTGGTTTGTAGGACGGTCTATTGAGAAATACAATAAGTCATGAACGAAGCTAAGAAGCTTTGCAAAGATATTCTCATCAAACCTTTTGAAGGTTTGGCAAAGCGTCTACCTGACGGTCGTGTAACGGCTTACCCCGATCCCGGTACTCGTGGGCATCCTTGGACGATTGGGTGGGGAGCTACTGGCCCTGAGATTCAGCCGGGAACCGTCTGGACTATTGAACAGTGCGAAGATGCGCTTGACCACCACGTCGAGTATTTTGTCAGAGGACTTTTTAGGTTTTCACCCAAACTAGCTGGCGCTTCGCCTCGACGCATTGCCGCTGTGACAAGCTGGGCATACAATTGTGGTCTAGGAAACTACAGGGTTTCCACCTTCAAAAAGCGTATTGACGCGGGGGACTGGGATGGTGCAGCAGAGGAATGCCTCAAGTGGAACAAAGCTGCCGGTCGTGTACTTCCAGGTCTCACTCGCCGCCGTGCGGCTGAAGCTGCATTGATGAGGTAATAATGGCCCTACGTAAACTTCTTTTTAAGAGCGGAGTTAACCGCGAAAACACAAGATACACCAACGAAGGTGGTTGGTATGTATCCGAGAAAGTACGTTTTCGTCAGGGTACGCCAGAGAAGATTGGTGGTTGGGTTCAATACTCTGCAAATCAATTTAATGGCGTGTGCCGTAACCTATGGAATTGGGTTACTAATGGCAGTCTAAATCTGTTGGGTGTGGGGACTAACACCAAGTACTACATTGAAAATATTGGTATATACAACGATGTTACGCCAACAGGGTTAGCTGCCGGATCGGCAATTTCTTACGCTGCCACCGGATGGGGTACAAGTACGTGGAGTACTGGTACGTGGGGGTTTAGCAGCGGGTCGTCCACAATTAATCTTCGCGTGTGGAGTTCATCTAACTGGGGTGAGGATCTTGTTATTAATCCTCGCGGTGAAGCTATTTATTATTGGGATGCAACAACAGGTCTTTCTTCTCCCGCAGTAAACATAACGTCTTTGGCTGGCTCATCAAACGCCCCCACATTGGCTAATTACATTTTTGTCTCTGACATATCTCGGTTCTTGTTCGCTTTTGGATGTGACGATAGTGCTGGTGGTATTGGTTATTTAGACCCCATGCTTGTACGTTGGGCAGACCAAGAAAGTCTCACGATGTGGCTA